CTGAAAAGTTGTTAGTCTTCCCTCGGGTCACTAAACCGTCTGCACCTACAACCATGTTCCAAGTTGGCTCATTTCGGTCAACTTCCAGGAAAGTACCGTCGCTAAATCCTGACATAATTGCTCCACCGATAGTGATAACCACTTGCTTCGGATCGTATGTTCTGACTGACATAATTTATCTCCAATGTAAAGCGGTTTTACACGCTGACTGTTCCTGAAATTCTGATGGCTTGGATCGCTCCTGCCAGCGTCGCCTGAAATTTGACGTTTCGAAGAATCCTATTAGCCTTATCGACTGAAGGAACGTTCGCGGCTTTAGGTACAAAAATCTGATAAGGAGGATCTTGAGCGATAAAATCATTGCTGATTGCAAGCTGTAAAGCCCTGCGAATTTGAGATTCAATCGCTGTAATCCCTGCATCAGTATATGGTATTTTTGGACTGTTAACCAGTACGCTATAAACGTACGTTTGGATTGTTGAGGTTAGCCAGTCAACTCCTCTAATGATATCGATGTACTCACCGACTGCCATTGTTCCTCTCTGGGTAATTCCAACACCACCAACATACTCGTAAGTGTTGCAATTCTTTTTGAATGCATTGCTCTCTTGGTTTGAAGACAAGTCGGAATAAGAGATACTGTTGAGGGTTTTAAATGCCCATGTCTCTGAACCTGGAGTCAATGGAAGGCAATTCCCGAACCATGCACACTCAGGATAATCGCTGTCTGCATCCTCGCTGTATAAGCAGAATGATCTAGCTAGTCCATGAGAGAATAGATAGTAGGCGATGGAAGTAGAATCCAATCCAGCTCCAACTCCTGGGGGTTGAGTCACTATGATCGGATTATCCGAAGCTGTTCCAAAAATCTTAATCTGAGTCTCAATCCAGTCGGCTATTGCCTGTACGGTCGCAACTGTTCTATCTGTGCAAGCCAGAGCATACCAGTCGTCATTCACGTCTTGAATTGCCTGAAGGTCATCAACTACTGCTGCGCTTGGAACGTATGGCTGTAAAATCAACCCTTTCTGAATGACCATTGCTTCAAGTGGATTGACCTGAACAATAAATACGGCTGTCGGCTCAGTTGAAATAAGCTCAAAACTTCCGTCTAAATTATCAGTTGCCCCTACTAGCACTGGACTAAGTGGATCATTGATAAGTGCAACTAGTCCAGCTGCAATTTGCTCATTTGAAGCCACGTCGTTCGGGGCTTGATAAGTAAACTGCACACCCTCAAGAATAACAGTATAAGCTTGAGCTGGGATGACCTGAGTGATCTTTACTCTAGCTTGATTAGGATTAGTCACTGAAGAGGACACTGCAATTGTATATGGCACTCCTGCTACGTCGGCTGTAATCGACAAAGTTCCATTAGGGGTGCTTGGGGTTGAAGCGGTTACTCCTAAATCAGGCGTAAAATCATTTATTGCATCCGTCAAAAGCTGCGCTATAGTATTCTTATCGGTCGGCTGAGGATTGTTATCTATAGCAGCGGTTGCCTGTTGAGCTCCAAGCGTAACAGTAAAGAAGTCAATTATTCCTTCTTGTCCTGGGTTTCCGTTGACTGTAATGACGTTGTTATTCGTTCCGCTGACTACAGCTTCACCTATACCTGGAGAGAATCCAACGTTAAGAGCTGTTTCAATCGCTGTAGCAATGTTAGTCATCGTGGTGAGCTGATCTGTAGTGAATACAAATCCACCTTCAGAAATGACAGCTGTAGGTGTTGATCCACCTGTAGTAATCGAACTATCTACTGTATTGTTTCCAGGGTTTGTAAAGACTACAGTAATAGTGTTTGTTCCGTTTGAAACGGCAGATGCCACAACTCCGGTTAAACCTGCAAGCTGAGCTGCAATGTCAGTTAGAACCTGAGCATTGCTTGCAGAATAAACTACGGCTGCACCTGCAACTCCGTTGACTGTAGTAACTACTGAAGATCCAGCTGTAAATGCAGTGCTATAGGTTATTTTGCTTGTGACAGTTCCGACAATTTCACCATTGAGTGACACATTGATTAGGTTGGCGGTAACCAATGGCCCTGACTGAGTTATCGTTGCGTTGATTGATCCAGTACCGTTATTGACTACAGAGTCTACAATTGAAGAATCTGAAGCGTCAAAAACAACTGTAATCTGCTGACCGCCTGTTCCTGTAGCCGTATTAACTCCTGGGGCTGCCTGAATCACTGCTGCCAAAGCGTCTCTAGTAGCTGTCTGGCTTCCTTGGTAAGTAACAGCTGCCAAAGGCAAGCCGTTGACTGTAGCAACCATAGAGCAACCAGCAACAAAGTTGGCGTCAAATTGTATGACATTGGTCACCACGCCTGACAGGGTTACGGTAGATTCTTCCACGGAATTAGTAGAATTTACAGAGATATTGGTGTCATTAATCTTGATTGTGTAGGTTTCTGCAGGAAGGGCTGTTTCGACTAGAACGCCTACAGTATCTACTGTCCTACGTCCAATGAGTATGAACTCAGGGCAAATAGGCTGAGAAAATACATCCTGCGCTGCAATGTATTCGGGATCGAAAGTGGCAAAGTCTACCGCCACTTCTTGAATATTGGTGTACTGGCGAACTAGATCATTAAAGCTTTTACTTGTTCCTAGAATCATCAATGTTCCGAAGCCAGCTTCTGAAACCGATTGTGTCTCTCTAGTGATTTGGACGTTTACAATATTGCTCAGTGGCATAGCCCCTCCTAATTATGGTGGCGGTATTGTGAAAGTTTCATCGTACACGATATCGCCAGAAGCATTTTGCAAAACTTCCTGAAGCTCTACTGTACTTATAACACCTGAATTATCCGAATAAACATCTGCTATTCTGAATCTGATGTCCATTGTGGCTCTTTGCTCAAACCTTGAGTCCACTAAATCTGTAATATCATTAATTGGAAACCAGCTGACGAAGACAATACCATTTACGCGAAGACTATCTAAAACAGACTGTTTTTGCAAGGAAGTTCTAAGATTTTGTAGTACTGTCATCGGGTCGCCCCCATAACCTTGCACTGTCAAAATGAACTCTCTGTCACCTACTTGTTCTGCAATACCGTCAATAGCCAATGGCCCTTGAACATAGTCCCAGCCGATTTGATCTATGGAGCTGAGATACAAAGTAATATAGTCAACAGTCGGTCTTGGCGCATTTGGATAGTAGTAAATAGCTGGCATCCCCACAGGAATATTCGAGCTCGCCCACACATAAAGATTTGTCCTCACTACCATAAAATCAATTGCCATTATAAGACTCCTGGTAGAGGGTTAAGCCTTAGGGCAACAAATTTATAATGGTTAATAATGTTAAAATTGGCATTGTTCTGCCAGTCATTAATCGAAATAACCTCGTACACAATGCCTGTAAAAGGAGCTTTCAATACTGTAACTTGGTCAGGATTTTGCGTGGTAACGCCATAAATCTCAGTCGAAGTGTAGAATTTAAATTCCGCTGCATCTCTACGCCCTTCAGGCACAAGTTTTACATCTTTACCAAGGGGCTGAACGCTAGCCGTGGCATTGATTATCGTAGGGGAATTTACAATCGTC